GTCAACCTTGTTTGCAACTTGATGTACGATACACGCATCTAAGCTGTGGATAAAGTTAGCAGTGATGGCGTTGCATTGTCCCCTTTCATCTATGTTATCCCCCAGCTCATCTGTTGTTATACTGATGCTCATGTTTTGAAACACAGATTGTACTTCTACTTTTTTATATTTACGGTAGCTCTGCACCACTTTAAATCCTGTGGGTGTAGACCAAGTGATCGGTTCGTCACACCCTAAAGCTCGTACACAAGCACGAAGGAACTTCATCACTCTGTTTACTGGACGACACGTTTGATCGGCTAATCGATTCACGATCTTACATAAATAAATAACAGCAGTTAACATCTCACCAGTCGATGACCAGTTGTGATTGACCCCGATACTTTTAAATACATCTTGCACTAAGTTATAGTGGGTCGCACCGTATGGTCGGTTCATAATAGCAAGCTTCGCTAACTTCCTAGAGATGCCAAACCTTAACCACTCCTGTGCTATTATACTTTCATCTTGTTTTAACTCCTCATACACACGGTCAGCAAACTCTTGGTACATATCATTAGCTCGGTTTTCTTCCACAAGGTTACACATCCGTCCAGTCTCTTTGTCCCGCAGTAATAACGAAAGTATCTGCATACCGTTGTTGCTACAATCTTGTCGGACGGGTAGATAACTAACGTATCCGTACCCCTCTTCTGTGAATTGCTTAAACTCCAAACAGAAACGAAGGAAACAAAACGGATCACTTGCTTCTGTCCACCAATCTGTACCGTGTGGATCATTCGCAGCTTCCAATATAAACTTCTGCCTTTTACCTACCCACTCAAGTCGCTCCTCTCGTGTACCTTTTACTCCCCACATATTAGCTCCGTGAATTAGCACAGCTTCCAAGTCCTCTTCATCCACCACTTGTTGTCCGTTACTGAAGTCCAATAAACTTTTAGCTAGGTCAGACCCTTGTGGATGGAGATAGTACGGTAAAGCGTACACTCTACCCCTGTAATCACAACGATACGGAAAGTAAAACTTATCCCACTCACTATATATCTTGGCGAGGTGTAGAATACGGACGGTCAGGTAACGTTTACTACTGTTCGCTTCGTTGACACTCTTGATGTCCTTTTGCTTCAGCTTCCACGCACGTAACTCATGCTCATCATCTCCTGTGTACCTCGGTTGCTCTGGTATCTCACTAAAGTTAGGTATGTTTCCAACCACTCGCTTATTGTCGTAACATTTTCGAGTAATTTCTAAAATCTCTTTGTTAATTTTCCAACTTACCTTCTGAAGTTTATTAACAGCACTGAATGCATGTGTATAACTGCTCTCGTAATCTTTAAACCACGACATCGGTTTGCCTGTGAAAAACTCTTGAGGAGGCATGTGCTTTAAGCTGTACCCTCCACCGATCAACTCGTACCAATCAACAGGTTCGTCAGGTAATGCCATCTTAAATACACGAGTAGTCTCCTTCCAAGCATCAAATCGTTTGACCCAGTCCGTATACTCACCACTCGGTACACATATACGCTCCGGTTTGTGTCCCTTCTGTGTGCCGAAAGCAAATCCGATTTGCCAGATGCCAGTCTCGATGCGTATCTCTTCCAATAACCACGCACCAAGCCCCGCCTTGCACTTACTATCCCACAGCGTAAACCGTTCCTCTTCGTAGTCGTAAAACTGCTTGAGCTTCATCGCTTTAGATCGATCGTCAAAGGCAAGTAAGTCTTTCTTGTGTGGATGCATCAACTCCATCGCTTTGTCCCACCTCGCTTGGTTTTCAAATGCTTTGCCGATCTTGTACGCCATCCTACCAACAGGTAAATTAAACTGAAGGTTATCAAGCACGGTCTGTAAAGCCATCGAAGCTATCTGATACGGACACATATCCAATACGAAGGTAAGGAATAACGGAGTAGTGTGCTCGGTGTTACCTCCAAAGGTGTACATGAAATCATCCACCCTCTTACCTAACCTTGGAGCCATGACTTTTAACATACGCTTAGATGCTTCCGTCTTACTCGACTCCCCTTCCATTCGTAGCTTTGCTTGTCGGTTACGGTACGCTGTGCGTCCCCACTCCCTCATCCGCCAAGTCGGTCCTCTAGTTTGCTTTGTCATATGTTACTGTGAATAGTTATTAAACCAACAGCTAGGTAATGTACGAGCAGTGCTTGTACGATAAGCGACCAATCTGCCGTCCTCTGTCCGTTCGTACTCTCCGTTCTTGTCCATCTTAAACCCGGTCACTTGGTTCTGTGAGAAGAAATAATCGAAACCTTGACGGATAGCTTCGTGATCAACCCCACCCCAATTAAACAGCGGTACATCAGTCGGTTCGAAGTCTGCGTACTCTATCATCTGATTTAATTATATCGTTTTCTGCTTCCCAGAATTGTCCGTCCACGTAAAACGGTTCACTTTCTTGGGTCTTCAAGTCGGTGTTCGAACAGGAAGTCTTCAATCTCATCCTCATCCAGTCCTTCAATCTCTTCCAGTATCCACTCTCGTTCTCTCTCTTCTTCATCTGCTAAATCATATGGGTTATTGCTGTTTAACCAGCTATCGTAGTTGCATACGTTCATATCGTTGTTGTATTTGGTTCGGGTAAATAATCCTGTATTAATCACGGTACATCCAACAGGTAAAGATTATTGCCACCAGTGCTACGCAAAATAGTGTCATCATAGTCATAAGTATATATTCTCCTTCAGTTAAACTCATAGTGGATTGTCGGTGTTCTGTCGGATAACGCCCTCTATTGTGGACGCTTCACGCTCCCTATTAAACTGCTCCCTCTCTAGCTCAAGCAATCGTTCACGGACAGCTATGTTGTTAGGTAGTTTCTGCTGTACGGACAGGTAATGTTGGATCAAAGCTTCAAGGCTATCGTCACATAGGTCGTTCATAGGTAAGAAAGTATTCGCTTTGCTCATATCTCCATTGCTCGTTTTACTCGTCTGTTCCATCAAATACATTATTAACAAAAAAGTCTTCAACTACATTTGAGGCCTCAAGAGCATCGTCATCGCTATGGTTATTTGTAAGTGGATGCCTCGCTATATCGAGAATAATTTCTATTGCTTCTTCTAATTTCATTTTAGGTATTGGTTTGGTATTTATTTATCGGTTAGTAAACATTGCGGACAGGTAAGTTGTGCCTCCATTTTAGGAGAAGTCAACCCACAAGTGTCACACGGAATTTTTTCACAAGTTGAACAGGTTTTTTGTGAAATTTTATTGAGCTCACGCATAACATCCTTTGCTTGTTCGATGAAGTGCTCTTTGCTTTCTGCACGCCCTTGATACTCGGGATGTTGACGGCAAGCCCATATAATTGATGGAGCCGTGTTATATCGCTCGCTGTCTATTCTATAGAAGAACGCAACCTTTCGTCCGTTGTGATCGGTTAGGTATATTGTGACGCTCATTCTGTTTCCTCTTCTTGGTCTATTTCTATGCAGTAATCATGTACGCCAGCGTCATAACCTTGTTTGTATTGTACTCTGTTTATATCGCCCCAGTCATAAGGATTTTCTTCCACCCCGTGCTCGTAGCCATGTAAATAGCCTGTTTGATAAGCTTCTGTTTTAGTATTCATTTTATGTAAGGTCAGGTAAGGATTAAGCTTGTTCAAGTACGCAATCGGCAAGTTGTTCAGCAAGTTGAATAGATAACTCTTCAAGGTCGTCATCAGCAGAAAGTTCAGTTACAGCCCAGTGTTTGTGGAAGTAACAAGCACCAGAGAAAGAGTTGTCACCAGATTGAAAATTTAATTCTTCAAGGTTATCGCAAGTGCTAAATGTCATTTGTATAGACTCGCTTTCCCCTGCTTCGTCATAGCTAGGTAAATAATCTTCAAGAATTGAAAAGATAGATGTTTGTATTGATTTGATTTTTTGGTCTGTATTTTTCATTTTATGGTATAGATTTAAGGATTAACATTCAATAGGCTCAAAGGCAGAATAAAACATGATCGCTTGCAAGGCAGAATCATCTGATAACATGACAGCTTTAGGAAAGCATTGATCATCGGTTAACGCCTCGCCTAAGCCTATCGGATCCATTGTATACACATAGCCTTGATCGGTTTCCTCGATGTTTTCAATCAAGTGATCTGCGATAACATACTTTCCCCTTACCCAGTTGAAAAGCCAGTCAGCCTCGCCATCGGTTAAAAGGTATCGCTCGCCATCGTCTAATTGATAGTGGAAATTATCGGTTGATGGATCATCTTGAGCTTTAAGAGATTCTGAAGTGTGGATTTGTTTAATATTCATTGGTTTTGTATAGGTAGCGGTTTTAAGTCTTTAAGATCAGCCTTTGATAAGAGTTCTTCAATAGTCATGGACTCGTCTCTTTGATGTTCATCTTGTCCGTCAATCCAATGATCGATGAATAACTCGTTATCAATCGATTCATCAAAGTAGAAGATATTTCCGTTACTCGTTTCTATGTAGCAAACTTGATCGTTTATGTGTGAAATTTTCATGGTCAGGTAAGGTTTAGGATTATGAACTGAAGATAGCAAACAAGATAAGAAGCCAGCCTAGCCCACACAAAAGCGGAAAAGAATAGCCAAGGAATACTGAAAGCTTGCTATTGAATAGCTTGTCTACCTCTTTGTCTATTTGATCGGAGGCGGTTGGTATGCGATTGATTACTTTAATTTGATAGTCGCCCGTTTGACAACTTTT